GCTGAGCATCAAGCGATGAGTACGTCTACGGTTCAGGCTGGTAGAATGGGTGTGCTAAAGAGAGAGCGGACGCGCTGCGCTAACAGCCGTCCGCGTGACACCGAGGAAGGAGACTCCCCGATGCGCCTACAGTCTAGCAAGGCTTGCTCCATCGAAGGCTGCGAATCACGCGCCTACAGCCGCAGTTGGTGCATCAAGCATTACTCTCGCTGGTTGCGCCACGGCGACCCCTCCGTCGATCTGCCACGGGCCAGCTTTAAGGTTGGCAACAAGATAGGCCACCGCTTCCAATCTACCCACGGCATGTACGCCACACCGACCTATCGCTCTTGGCAAAACATGATCACGCGCTGCTCAAACTCGAATCATAAGCACTACGCGAACTACGGCGGGCGGGGGATCACGGTCTGCGCGGCCTGGCGGGCGAGTTTCGAAGCCTTCCTGTCCGACATGGGCGAGAGGCCCGAGGGCAAGACGTTAGATCGCCGTGATAACGACGGCAACTACGAGCCTGCCAATTGCCGATGGGCGACGCGCATCGAGCAGAGGCGGAACCGGCGCCCCAGGCGCGGGCGCGAGGTGTAGACCGTGTATATTCCCGATGCCCATTATGTAAACGCGCTCCTACTCCAGCTTCAGCGCGAGCTCGAAGGCGCGCACCGCAAGGTCATGGAGATCGAGGCGCTGCGGTACGGCGAGGACAAGATCACCCGGCCCAGCGTCCAGAAGCAGACCGGCCTCGAAGTGCGCGCCGGCCTCACCGCGGACCTGATCCGCAGCGTCGTCTCGGCACTCACGGCTAACCAGCCGCGCACGAAGCTCCGGGCGCTGCGCTCGGGCGACGGCGCTGCCAAAAATACGAGCAAGCGCGAGGCGTTCTGGGATGCCTGGCTGAAGCACCAGCACCAGGTGTTCCGCCGGTTGGTCGACAGCACCGTCGGCAACGGCCTGGGCATCCTCAAAGGCGTCTATGCGCCCTGGCCGACCGAGGACCGCAAGAGGCTGGCCGGAGAGGCTGACAAGAAGTACCTCGCGCGCATGCGGCCGCTAAAACGCAAGTGGGGGCCGCCTTACGCCGCCGTCACGCCGCACCCGCTGACGTTCTACCACCGCCTCGGCCAGGGCGACCGCATAGCCGAAGTGATCGAGCACGGCTGGCGTTCAAAGGTCGACGTCTATGCCAAGTACGCAATCGAGGACGATGCCACCCTTCGGCGCAAACAACGCGGCCCGGAGCTTGACAGCAAGGTCGCCGAGATCCGGACGGCCACGCTGCTGCGCTCGGTCACCGGCCAGCCCGAAGAGATAATCCGGCCGCTACCCGCCGGCGCCGACAGCACCACGATGTGCCTCGTGACCGAATACTGGAATGCCGACTGCTACCAGGTGTACGTCAACCGGCGCCTCCTGTACGAGGAAGAGAAGCCCGGCGTCGGCTACTTCACCTGCGTAGGCGAGAGCACCAGCTCCCCGGACCCGGACAAGTACGGGCTGAGCATCGCCGAGAACATGCGGGCGAACGAGCCCGTGATCAACCGCATGCTGTCGCAGATGGCCGACGCCGCCGAGATGCTCGTGCACCGGCGCGCGACGATTGAGCTGCCCGACGGCACCGTCTTGCCGCAGGAGATCGGGGACGACAACAAGCCGAAGCCCGTCGAGTTCGACTTCTCAGACCCGAAGCGCATCCGTCCGCTGCCGGGAGGCGCGAAGGTCCACGACTTGAGCGCGGGCATCGAGTCGGTGGCCGGGCTGGTGCCGGCGCTTGAGATGATCGTGCGGTTTACCTCGCAGCACGGCGTCGCGCCGATCTTCAAGGGCATGCCGCCGGGCGCGAGCGGCTCCGGCTACCGCGACAACTCGCTGTACCTCATGGCAAAAGCGCAGTTCGAAGCGCTCGTCGACAGCATCCAGGAAGCCGTCGCCGACTACATCAGGTGGATGGAAGGCCAGATCGTCGAGCACGGCGAGCCAGTGTACTTCGAAGACCTCGAGCTCAAGCCCGGCGATATCGAAGAATGGGACGCCGTGATCACCGTCTCGCTTGACCCGGCGCTGCCGCAAAACCTCATAGCTGAGGGTTCCTTTTGGGCCGAAATGCAGGCGCGCGGCTTCGTCACGAAGCGCCAAGTCCGCGAGGACGGGCTCAAGATCGAGCAGCCGGACGATATCGAGGAGCAGATGCTCCTTGAGCAAGTCCAAGAACTACTGAAGCCCACGCTCGTACAGGACGTCCTTCGTCATTTCCAGATGGCTCCCGTCGCCGACGCGGTGCAACAGGGCGGGCAACCTACCATCCTCGGGCCTGACGGCAACCCGCTGGCCCCAAGCGGTGGGCCGGGAGGCGCTCAGCAGCTCCTCAGCGCAACCAATGGAGCGACAGGCGGTTTCCCTCAGGGCCAAGCCCGTGCCGGCGTGGCACGCCAACCACCCTTCCAGCCGGGAAGCTATCCGCCAGCGTAGGTGGAGCGTAGAATGACTGTGCTAATGTGCTCCGTCGATGAATGTGAGCGAGCCACTCATTGCAAGGGCTTCTGCAAGAAGCATTACACGCGCCTCCTGCGCCATGGCAGCCCCCTGATCGTCAAGAAAACAGGACTGCCGCTGGGTGCGGGGCATACTTCTAACCCCTTTCCTAAAGGCCACAGGTACAGCACCCGCCACGGCTACACGGGTACATCGACTCACAACATCTGGCTCAGCATGGTCGCGCGCTGCTCGAATCCCAGGTCGAAAGATTGGCCCAATTACGGCGGCCGGGGCATCACGGTCTGCAAGCGCTGGCTAACCTTTGAGAACTTCCTTGCCGACATGGGCGAGAGGCCCGAGGGCCTGAGCATCGACCGGATCGACAACGAGCGCGGCTACGAGGCGGGCAACTGCCGCTGGGCCTCGCGTTCAGAGCAAGGCCAGAACCGGCGCCCTTACCGGTGGATGCGCAACCGAGAATTGGCGGTGACGTAAGTGCCTCTGGTGACCGGCCCATCTCTTGATCAAGTCGTCAAAGAAGCGCGCGAGTGGTACGCCGCGAAGCGGACCTGGCTCATCGAGCAGCTCAGCGAGAGCTATCCCTACGGGGCAGTGCCATTAACCCCTATGGATCAGCTCGCCCGATACTCTGAAATGCAGCTAGACCCGGCCTCGTGGAGGGCGCTCGTGATGATGCTTGAGGACCGCTACCGCGGCCTGCCCGATGCGCGCCAGAAGGTCGAGCGCGACCTACAGGCGTACGTGCGGCGCATGGAAGCGCTGAAGGCGAAGGTCAGCTCGCCCGGAGGGGTGGAGAATGCCTAACCCGATTGAACTGATCGAATACGCGAAGCAGGTCGCGCGACAGGCAGGCATCGACGAGAAGCTGTTTATCGGCCTGATCGCCCACGAGAGCGGCTTCAAGGCGGACCCGGGCGGCAACGGCGGCGGCATCGGCCAGTTCCGCAAAGAGACAGCCGAAGGCTATGGCGTCACTCAGGAGCAATTGAGGAAGGACCCAAAGCTTGGGCTTCGGGTCGCCGCCCGCCTGCTCCAGGACAACTACAAGGCCGTCGGCAACGACTGGACGAAGGCCGCTGCCGCCTACTTCGTGGGCTCCGGCAACATCCAGCAGGCCAGCCAGGGCGGCGGCAACTGGATCGCTGCCGCCGACAAGATCGCCGGGCAATACGGGCAGGGCAGCGTTACTCAGTACCTCAAGGATATCGGGCTCAGTGACACGCTGGCGAGCACGCGCGGCCAGCTCGGCGCGCGGCCCGCCGGTAGGACAGGCGCGACCGCTGGCGACTTGCCGCCTCCGAATATCGAGAGCTACCGCTTGCCTGATCCGATCACCGGCGAGCTGTCGGGTGACTATGACTACGGCGCCTACTATCAGGCGCTCACTGGCTTCAGGGAGCTCTCGAAGGGCAAGAGCGACGAAACACTTGCCGACCGTTTGGCGCTCATCGAAGCCGACCTGGGCTACTTTGACGCGGAACTTGAGGCCGGCCGCCTCAACGTGACAAAAGCCAGCCAGGAGTTCCAGCAGCGCCTGGACTCATACAAGGCCGCGAACGCGCCTTTCGAGTCTGCGATGGGCTATCTCGTACCGATGGGGGCGACTCATTTTCCGGGCACCGACAAGCCTCTCAGTGGGCCGCCTGTCGAATGGAACCCGCTGAAGATGGCTCTTGATATGCGCAACGGGCTTGGCACGCCTGACCTGACCACGATCCCCACGCCGCAGGCCCCAAGCCGCAACCTCTTCGCGGAGGCGCTCGATATGGCCCGTGCCCGCGGCGCCACAGGTGCGGCGCAGCCGGACACGACACAGCCGGCGCAGTTCCCACGCGACAATCCCCCGCCGGCGCCTAATACGAGCATCGCGCCGGGGATGGCTTCGACTGCTGGCGGCGACGCCGAAGCGATCAGGCTCGCGCAGATGTTCGCGGGTGGAGGCTACTGATGGCCGCGCAGGACAACTATTGGGACGACCCAGCCGGGCTCTGGCGCGACCGCGCGACCGGCAACTACATGAAGCCCACCGACAAGGGCGGCGACGGCATCTGGTACAGCCCGGACGGACGACAGAAGTTCGTTAATGGAGTCTGGGTGGACACGGCCGGCGCCGGGGCCCAGGGAGCTGCCACGGGCACGGGCACTGGCTACGGCCTGGCCCCGGACTACATGTGGACGGTCGACCAGCTCAACCGCGACTTCACCGCGCAGCAGAATCAGGCGCAGCAGAACTTTACGGCGCAGCAAACCGACCTGGCCCGCTCGCAGACGGCGCACCTGACCGAGGTCGACGCCAACCTGCAACGCGAGCTTCAGCGCGGCACTATCGACGCGAATCAGTACATGCAGGAACGCGAGCTGGCGCAACGAGAAAGCGAGTTCGCCCGTAACATCGCCCTGCAGACCCTCACCGCCGACCGCGACAACGAGTTGCGACGGATCGGAGAAGCGCGCCAGGAGCGGCTGCTGCAGGCGCAGCTCGCCGCCAACCCGCAGGACCTTGTCGCCTATGAGTTCTACAAACGCAACCTCGGCCAGCCGGAGGCGTGGGACCTGGCGCAGCAGTTCGCGGCCGGCGGCGAAGCCGGGGCTAACGCGCCCATGACCACGGTCGAGAACCCGAGCGTGACCAGGGCCAAGCCTCCGACGGAGACGCTGAGCGGCCAGCCCTACCCGGAGCAGCCGCCGGCCTACTCGGACGAAGCCCTGCAGGAGCTCGCGTCGAGCTTCTACGACAACACGCCGGGAAACACGCCGCTCTACGACCCCAAGCTGTCGGGCACGGGCGTGTTCGGCGCGCAGATTAAGAGCCCCGGCGCGATCTCGCGTTCTCAGGGCATGCGCCTGAGCGACAGCGAGATGGGTGTCCTGTCGAGCTTCCTGCGCGGGGGCATCGACATGGGCGGCGGGAAGCGTGTGAGCATCAACCCGGACGAGTATTTCCAGCAAGTGGAGAAAAGTTGGATCCCAACGCTGAGCGGCGTTGGGACGCAGACGCAGTATCGCTAGGAGGCGACATGTCACAGAACCCCGCAATCGGCCGAATCGTCCACTACCGTCCCCTACCGGGGACCGAGCCCGTCATGATCGGCGAGCGACCCGCGATCATCGTCCGGACCTGGGGCAAGACGCCCGAGGACAAGGTGCAACTTCAGGTGTTCGTCGACGGAAGCAACGACGGCTTTCGCGAAGGCCTGATCTGGCGCACGTCCGTGGTGCAAGGCCCCGGGGAGGGTCAGTTTCACTTCCACGAGGACTGCCAGGAAGGCAAGTAGCTCCGCGCCCTCTACGCCAACTCAAAGGAGTGACCCGATGCCCTCGCCAGGAATGCACGGCGGCAGCCCCGACAACACCAGCATGCGCCTCGCGCGGCAGTTCCTCGGGCACCGCCCGATGCAGTCCGGGGAGGCGCAGACGATGCCGCAGGGCGTCACGGTCGAGAACATGCACGACTTCGGGCGCACTCCCGCCGGCATGAACATGATCGACGCCATGATGCGGCAGGTGGACCCGAAGAAACGCCGGCCTTCTTCCGCAGGACCGCCACGGCGCTAATGAGCAACTGGTACACCTACGAGCCAGCGGTCAGCTACCGGCGGCGCCAGGCGCGCCAGTGGACGGCGCAAGCGCGCAAGCACGCCTTCCAGACGCTTGCCCGCGACCAGCTCGCCGCAAGCGGGCAGGACCCCGACCTGCTCCGGACGAGTCCGACCATGCTCGACCGGCCGGGGATCACGGGGCGCGACGTGGACGCGATCATGCGCCCGCGGCCCGAAGAGGAGGGCGGCGGCCCGCTCGGCGTCCTGGGCCGTGCCCTTGACGACGCCACGAGCACAGTGTTCGGCGGCAAGGTGCGGCAGCCCTGGGACGTCCTGAGGCCGATCAAGCGCATCATGGACGCGGAGAACCGCTACATCGCGAAGCCCGTCGCCAGTGGCCTCTACGAAGGTGTCACCGGCAGCGATTACGAGGACGCGCCGGGGCTCGTGAAGTTCGGCCTCGAGGCGCTCGCCTCGCCGAGCACGTACATCGGGCCTGGGACCGTGACGAAGCTGGTGAAGGGCGCCGGCGCCGGCAAGGCGGCGATCAAGCTCAGCGGCCTGGCCCAGGAGACGGATAGCGCGCTCCTCAGCGGCGCTTCACGCGTCGCCTCGAAGCTGACCGGCACGCCCGCGGCTATCGGCGGCGGCGCGTCAGGCTCTCGCCTCACCCAGGTGCCGGACGCCGCGCTGCGCAAGCTCGTCGGCGGGCAGCTCCCGGCTTTCCCGATGCTCACCGCGCAGGACAAGGCGCTGAACGCCCTCAAGCGAACGGTTGGCATCGGCGTCGAGGAAGAGGCGACCGCCACGACGATCATGCGGCACCGCGGCGACCTGAGGCTCACGGCCGAAGGACTCGCCAACCGGCTCGGCGCGGTCGCCGGCCGCAGGACTCGCCAGGCGTTCAAGGTCGACGAGAAGGGCCGGATCGCGTCGATACCCGGCGCGCCCACGATCCAGGACCTTGCCGCCAAGCTGCCGGAGTTCGACCAGTACCTCGACGACGGACAACGCAAGGTGCTCGGCGAGCTGCGCGACGAGATGGACTTCTATCACGGCGCCCTCACCGAGCAGGGCATCGAGATCGGCTCGCGCGCCGACGTCGTCGAGGGCGGCTTCTACCTACCGCGCGGCAACGCGCTCGAGGAAGGCGCCGACGCACCGCTCAAGGTCTACGCCGGCGGCGGCCGCGCGGGCACGCGCAAGGGCTTCGAGAAGAGCGCCGTGTTCGAGTCCATGACCCAGGGCATCGAAGCGGGCTTCGAGTACGCGCCCTTCGACGACGCCATCAAGAGCTATGCGCGCGACGCCGCGAACCGCTCGATCGACGCCTACTCCTCCAATGTGTTCAAGAACGCGGCGGACGAGGCGGGAGAATTGCTCGGCGAGAGTCCGGCGGCGCGGCTCGAGCGCATCGCGCCCGGCATGAGGGATCGCGTCGAGGACCTGCGCACCAAGATCAGCGGGCGCCTCAAGACCCTGGTCCGGCAGGAGACGCGCGGAGTGTCCGAAAACTACTCGGCGGCGCGTATGAAGCGCCTGCTGGACGACACCGAGACGCGCATCGCCAAGGCCGACGCGAAGGCGAACGAGTTGGGAGGAGCCGTAGATATCCTCGGGCCGGAGCGGACTCGTCTCTCGCAGCGCATCGCACGACTCGAAGGCGCAGCGAGCGAAGCACAAGCCGTCAGGGCCCGGGCAGAGCGCCGACTGCGCGGGGCCGAGAACCGAGCCGCGTCCGCTGAGGGGCGAGCCAACCTTCCGCGCCCTGGCTCTGGGGCCATGAAGCGCAATGAGGGCTTCATGCAGGCGCGTCAATCGGAGGCCGACCTGGCCGCCGCTGAGGCGAACCGGGCTACTGAGGCCGAGGCCGCCGCGCAGCAGGCCGTTGAGGAGGCGAAGGCAGAGCTTGGAGGCTTGCCGGGAGCCACCCCAGGCGTCGAGAAGGCCCTCACGCGCGCCGAGGCGGAGCTGCTGACGCTGGACCGCGAGGCTAACCGCATCGCCGGCGTGGCCCAGAGCGCGGCCGAACGCGGCATGAAGACCGAAGAGCGCTACCTGCGGTCGCTCGAGGGCGTCGAGGGCCTGCGCGAGGAGCTGTTCGGCATCCGCGGCGAGTGGCAGCGCGCCCTCGACCGCTCCCGTCAGACGCCACGAAACCAGGGCCAGATCGGCATCGCGCAGCTTCAGGGCACGACGTTCCCCGACGCCGTCGCGAACGCGGCCAACGCCTATCTGCGCAGCGAGCAGAAGGGCAGTAGCGCCCTGGGCGCCCTGAACAACATCATGCGAGGCCTCCGCGCCACCGGCGACGTGAGCTTCCTCGGCATTCAGGGACTCCTCGGCCTCGCGCACGAGCCCGGCAGCTACGGGCGCGCGTGGAAGGCCGCGATGCAGGGCATCGGCGACCCCGACGCGCTGGCGAAGTTCATCGACGACTTCGACGCGAAGGCCCTGGCCGCGAGCCTGCCGGGCAGCAAGGAATGGATCAAGGCGGGGCTACGGCTCGGCGGCGCCGACACCGAGTTCGCGCTCAGAGCTAAGGGCCTGCTTCGCTCCGGCGACAAGATCGAGAAGCTACCGATCATCCGGCAGTCCAACCGCGCGTTTGGCTACTTCGGCGACGCGTTGCGTCTCGACGCCGCCGGCGCGATGCGGCTCGCCAACCCAAACGCGAGCCTCGGCGAGCTCGCGCAGGCGGCAAACCTCATGACCGGCTGGACGAAGGGACGTTTCCTCGGCGACGCCGGCGAGTGGGTGCAGTTCGCGCCGCGGTTCTTCCAGTCGCAGCTTGAGCTCGTCGCCCGGGCCCTGACCGACAAGAGCGCCACGGGCGAGCAGGCGCGGCGCATGCTCGTGAAGCTCATCGGCATAGGTGGCTCGCTGACCGTGGCCGCAAACGAGGCCATGGGCGGATCCACGGACTTCAACCCGGCGAGTCCCAACTTCATGCGCGTGCGCGTCGCGGGCCAGGACGTGAGCCTCTTCGGGCCGTGGGACTCGCTCGTCAAGGCGATCGTGAACGCCGGCAAGGGCGACTTCGAGTACCTGGCGCGGACGAAGGCGTCGCCGCTGGTCGCGACCACCTGGGACGCGATCACGGGCAGGACTTTCACCGGCGACCCCGTGCTGAGTCCGCTGAAGCCGGGCGAGGCCGACCCTGAGAAGGTAGTCAACTTCCTCAAGAGCTTTCTGCCGTTCACCGCGCAGGACACGATCCGCGAGGGCATCGGCGCCGGCACCGCGATCGGCCTGACCGGCGTGAAGTCGGCGCCGCTGTCGAAGGCCGACCTGGTCGACGAGGTCGCGCGAGACGCCTTCGGCGAGTCGTGGGAGGACTTGAGCGCGCAAGAGGTGCTCGCCCTCGCAGAGCGCTTCCCAGAGCGCATCGACGCAAAGACGGCGCGCGCGGCCGCCAGCGTGAAGAAGAGCCTCGCGCCCTACTACGCGATCGAGGACGACGTCTGGGACCGGATTAACGACCGATCGGAGTTCGCGCAGTACAAGACGCTCGACGACTTCGTCGAAGCCAAGGCCGAGTCGCTGCGCCAGGCCGGCGTGCCGGAGCGAGAGATCTCGAGCCGCCTTGAGGCGCTGCCCGTGGTCGGGACGCTCAACAGCGCCGTGCGTAAGCTCCGGCAGCGCTACCGGCTGGCGCACCCCGAGGTCGACGATATTCTCGTGTCCTGGTACAACGCGACGCCCATCAGGCAGCAGATGGGGGCCGGGCGCAGGACAGCGGCCGCGCGACCAGCAGAAGGGTAACCGGCACTCCGCGATCGGGATGCTCCGTGTGTTCCTGCAGCGCCTCGAAGCGCAAATGCTGCGCGAAGTCGAGGACTAATTTCCCTTCAGGGTGACATTACCCCTTGTTTCTTAGCAGACCGCCTCCCGTAGCGTGATCGCCGTAGCGTCCGGCTCTCCATGAGGGGGCCGGCTACGGAGGGACGATGCCACCGGAAGGCGACAAGGCCGACGTTTCGCTGTCTCAGCAGTTCGCGACGGCGTTCTCCGAAGAGGACGGGGGCGCGGCGCCCAAGGGCGACCCGCTGCCTCCAGACCCCAAGCCGGGGGACGAGGGCGACAAGGGCGGAGACGGCGACAAGGACGACGACCCGCTCAAGGGCGTGACGCTCGCGCAGCTTCAGCAGCACCCGGAACTCGGGAAGCAGCTCAATAGCTGGGCGGACTCGATCGCAAACAAGCGGATCGCGGCGGAAGTCGAAACAGCGCAGGCCCGTGGCAAGTCCGAGGGACGCCAGGAGGTAACGGCGGAGAGCCGCGACAGGTTCTTCGCGGACCTGTCGAAGGACCGTGAAGAGCTCGCGAAAGAGCTCGCCGCCGACGATGACCTCGCGGTCGAGTACGCCGACTGGCAGAAGGCGCGGCGGAGCGCCGCGGGGGATACGGAGGCCGTGAGCCGCGCCGCTCAGGTGTATGCCTTGAGCACGCAGATCACGACGATCTCGCAGTCTCTCGCCGACGCGAAGCTGCCGCCCGAAGTGCTGGCCGACCCGAAGCTGAAGCCGGAAACCTACATCGCCCAGGGCGCGACCGGCGTCGTGGCATGGGGCAAGGCAGCGACGGAGGCCATTACCGCCCACAAGGCACAGGAGGGCCGCACGGCCCTCACAGACGAAGCGCGAGAAGCGCTCCGGCAGGAGATACAGGCCGAACTCGACGCCAAGAAGCCCGGTGGGCTCGGTGCGTCGGGGCGGCGTGACGGCGCCCGGCCGGACCTCATCAAGACACCTGCACGCCTGCTGGCGCGTGACGCCTGGGCGTAAGCGGAGGATACGATCTTGTCTGATATCACGATGCTCGAGTTCGCGGACTACGCCGAAGTCGACCGAAAGACCGGCGCAGTCGTTAAGCAGATCGTCGAAGAGTCTCCGATCATGGAGTACGTGCCCGTCCACCTGATTCAGGGCGCGGGGTACAAGTATCCGCGGGAGGAGAGTCTCGGCGGCATCGACTGGCGCGCCGTGGGTGGAAGCTACGTCGCCAGCGCCGGCATGATCCGGTGGGACATGGAGACGTTGGCCGAGGCCGGCGGCGAGGTGTTCGTCGACGACCAGGAGATCGAGAGCTCCAACCTCATCGCGATCAAGCCCCAAAAGTTCATGATGAAGGCCCGCTCGATGGGGCTGTTCATCAGCCAGAACTTCTTTGAGGGCGACAAGAGCGTCGACCCGGACGGCCTTGACGGGATGCGGCGGCGCCTGATGGGCTCACAGCTCATCAACGCCGGCACGGGCGGCGCCACGCTCGGCCTGACGATGATCCGCAACCTGATCGATTCGGTAAGGGGCTCGCCGGACGCCCTGTTCATGAACAAGACGATGCGCAACAAGATCACCGCCCTCGTCGACGCGCAGACGGGCACCGCGCGCATCGTGTACGACCGCGACAACTTCGGCAGCGTGCAGCGCTCGTTCGACGGGATCCCGATCCGCGTCATCGAGCGCCAGGACGACGCCTCGACCTTCCTCGAGTTCAACGAGGACGACGGGTCGGGCAACCCCGACACGTGCTCGATCTACGCCGTGAAGTTCGGCATGGAGGACGTGCACCTGATCGCCCACGGCGGCGTCCCCTCGGTCAAGGACTTCGGCGAGATCGAGGACCGCCCCGGCCACCTGGGCCGCATCCGCTGGATGTGGGGCATCGCCGTCGAGCACCCGCGGTCGGCCGCGCGGCTGAACCACATCAACAACGCCTGAGCGCGCGTAGAGGAGACGACCAGCACATGAACGCAGCACTGCTTCCGCCAGACACCATCGTCCGCAACGGTAAGGTCTTTCGAAAGCTCACCGTTGAGGTCGATGGCAAGCCGCGGACTATTCGCCGGCTTGTCTCCATGACCCGCGAGGAGGCCAAGAAAACCGGCTCCGACTACTACGACCACACCTACGGGTGGATCCGTGGTGGCGTGAAGATGGAAAAGGAACACCCCCTGGTGGAGGCGGAAACCCTGCGGCAGGCCGGCCTTCTGGACGACGAGGACGACGAGGACGACTAGGCCGCCCCGGCCAGCCGTCAGGAGGTTGAACTATGTACGACGCCAATCTGGTCCTTGACGCGGGCCAGACCGTAACCAACGAAGCGCAGACCACCCCGATCAACGTCGAGGGTGGCATCCTGGCCTGGCTGCACGTGCTACTCGGCACGCTCGCGGCCGACGGGGACGCGCTGAACATCCGCCTGCAGCACAAGCGCGACGGCACCAACTGGCGCACCTGCCCCGGCGGGCGCCTCGAACAGGTGCTCGGCACCGCCGACAACAAGCACCTCAAGGCGCCGGTGTTCATCCCGAAGCACGACACGAAGGGCGAGCTAACGCCCGTGCGGCTCGATTACGAGCTGTCCGAGAACGCCACCGAATCTTTCGCGATCGCGAAGGCATGGCTCGAGCCGGTCCTCGGCGCCAGCCTTGCCGACGCCGCAGTGGAGGCCGCTCAGAGCGAGGGCCTGTACTTCGACCAGGCGAAGGCCACGGTCGCGCTGCTGTAATAGCCGGCCCACCGGGAGGGCGGTCGTGATGTTTCCCCGCCACCGCCCTCCCGTCGCTGGATAGGAGCTTCCGATGCCCTACGAATGGTTGCACGTCAAAGGAGCTGAGGCCGACCTGCCGCAAGGTGGCGCACCTCTGGGCGACCTAGTCGTCGCTGACCGGCAGATCAAGCCCAGGCCTGGAGAGACGTTGATCATCAACAGCCTCGCCGGGGCCCTCGGCGCCGTAACGCAGATCACGAGCATCACCACGGGTGTCACGCTGGCCGCGCTTGCGGGTGAGATCACGACTTTCGCCCTTGCCCTCGCCGCCGCCGCCGAGGCTGAGTTCGTCGTCACGAACAGCAAGGTGGGCGCATCGGACGTCGTGGTTCTCAACGTCGTATCCGGCCCCGCCGACAACGAGCACGTCGTGCCCCACGTCACGGCGATCGCGAACGGCAGCTTCAGCATCGCGATTTCGAACCTGGGAGCGGCCCAGGCCGACGGCGCCATGGTAATCAGGTTCCTCGTACTCAAGGCTGGGGTGGGCTAACCATGACTAGCGACGAGCTGAAGCAAGCGCTGAGGGTCGCGGACACGTCGAACAACGAGGGCTACCGCCTAGGCGCCAAGATAGAGGCGATCGCGGCCTTCCTGCTCGGCATGGTCGGCATCGGCGAGGATGCGGCCATCGAGCCACCGGAGGGCGAGCCTGAGCCCATCAGCGACGAGGGCGCCCGCGATTACGTGCGCGGCATCGTCGACGAAGTGCTCGACGCCCGGGCCTGGCGTCCGACCGCCGACATGCCGCCCTTAGAACAGCGCTTGGAGCGCATCGAGGCCAGCATCGTGCAGCTCGTCGAATGCATCGAGCACTTGGAGGCGCAGCACGAGGTAGCCGACGGGCATACCAACGACGCCACGCCGGATATGCCGCCTCTGGCCCAGGACACCGGCCCTGAGGCCCCCACGAGCGACGTAGACCCCACCGACGACGTGAGCGCGCCTCTGGCCCAGGGAGAGGATGCGACCGCGCCGGCCCAGGACGCCATCGACTACGAGGCCCTGACGAAGGGCGACCTGATCTCGCTTGCGGGCGAACGCGGACTGCACTTCCCGAGCGGATCCACAAAGGCGACGATCATCGAGGCGCTTAGCGCCGACGACGCGAAGCGAGGGGCGTAGTGCCTCAGGTCGCCGAGGGCCAGGAGATCACGCTTGAGCTGCTCACGGACCTGTCGACGTCGATCCGCAACGTGGCCAGGGACTTCCTTCCGGGCCGGGACTTCACCGTCTCGGTAAGGCGTGAGCCCGCGGGCATCGTCTTGCGGGTGCCCGGCGCGACCTCGAAGCCAATGGAGGCGGCGCTATACGAGCTGGCACAGGGCTTGAAAACCGTACTGGACAGGATCATACCGAGCCTGCCGCTGCGCTACATGGTCATCGGCGGGTCGGAGGCGGCGGGAATCCAGATCACGGTGCAGCCGGGGGCAACGCCGGTCTACGGCCACGTCATCAAGGCGAAGGTCGAGAGGCTGATCGCCTCTGAGGCATTGCGGGGAAAGCCAAGGCTCGTGGATGCGCTGCTAAAAGGAGATGCGAGACTATGAGCGCCCTATCAGACTTCGCAGAAGTCGAGATCCGGAAGCACATCTTCCGAACCGGCTCCTTTACCAAGCCCACTGTCCTGCGTGTAGCCCTGGCAACAGCGGCGACGACCGACGCCCAGACCGGCGCCACGATCACGGAGGTCACCAACGCCAACGCCTACGCGCGAACCGGCCCTGACCCGCTGGACGCCAACTGGTCGGGGGCGTCCTCGAGTGATGGGCTCACCGACAACGTAGCGGCCATCACCTTCCCGACCTGTACGACAGCGACGTGGGGCACGGTCAGCCATATCGCCATTGTCGACTCGGCGACCTGGGGCGCTGGCAACTCGCTCCTGCACGGAGCGCTGACAGCGAGCAAGACCGTAGGCGTCGGCGACGTGTTCCAGTTCAACGCCGGCGCGCTGGACGTGACCTTTGCCTAGGAGGCGACCCATGACCGCGAAAGAGCAGCTCCTCGAGTACGGCTACCAGCAGGCCGGCGACGACTTCGTGCCGGCCCGCGCCTCCTCCGAGCGCTGGCGCAGCGTCCCAGGCGGCTTCGAGTGCTACGCCATGCCTACCCTAACCTTCGGGGGCGGGAAGCCCTGGGGCCTGCCGCAGGACGGCGGCTTCGTGAAGGTGCCTTACCGCCAGTCGGAGCGCTTCGCGAACGCGAGCGGCCTGCACCCGGCGACGCACCCAGAGTGCTTCGAGTGGGTGTGGCCGGAAGAGCGGCTGGTGGAGATTTACGCCCACGCGCCCAAGGACGGCAAGGCCAATCCCTACCTCCGCCAGGCGGACGGGATATTCGCCCTGGCGGAGTAATGCGCTGGCGTCTCTACTACGCTGACGGCTCGACCTTCAGCGACCGAGACGGCGAGCCCGAAGAGGCCCCTGTAGCGGGCGTCATGTGTGTCGCCCAGGAAGCGGCTAACCCGCAAGGCTTCCAGCTCCTTTACGGCACGTCCAACCTCGATGGCTACTGGTTTTACCGCGATGAGAGTTGGTTTTGCTGTGACCAGCTTGGCTTCTGGGACAACCTTTTGATGTTCCCGAATCCCAAGATCATGGTCTTCGGGCGCTCGATGCCGCGAGACGCTGACTTCTGGGCGATCATCGAGAGGGCGGGCCGTGAAGGTGTGGGCTAGCCCTAATCAGGATCGAGAGTGGATTTCGCGTGGCATTGAGCTTTACGCGAAGGCCACCTTCACGCCGGCGTTCGATGCTTGGCGGTTCTACAACGACGGCGGCGAGGCCACGTCCGCGCCCTGGGCGGCAGTCTCTACGAACATCAACGTCAAGTGCGGCGCGGGCGACCGCAAGGTACACCTGCGCGTCCGCATCCAGGAGACTGCCGGCGCCGCCGGCGCCTCGACCGACGACTATCAGCTTCAGGTATCCAAGAACGCCGGGGCCTACGCCAACGTCGCCGCGGCGTCCTCGAACATAAAGGCCGACACCGGCTCCTCTCTCACGGACGGCTCCGCGACCACGAACCGCGCCACTAACGGCCTGACAGACGGCTCAGGAGCGTTCGTAGCGGGCGTCCAAGAAGAAGGCGACGGCCAGGTCGCGAATCATGCGCTGACAGCCTCGAACTTCACCGAGCACGTCTGGGCCTTGACCCTGGTTGCCGCCGACCTCGCCAACGGCGACACGCTGGACTTCCGCATCACGCTGAACGGCGGTGCGCCTGGCATGACGAACTCGGTCACGCCGCGCATCACGGTGAGCAAGGGCACGGCGGCAACTCTAGAGTTCCAGAGTGGTTTCTACACGGGCAATGGTGGAGCTTCGAAAGCGATCAGCGGTCTCGGTTTTGCCCCACGCTATATGTACATCAAGGAAGACTCCGCCGACGACCTTTATGTGCGTGTCGATACGATGGATGCTGACAGTGCCCGTCACCTGAGCGGCTCTATTAACACAGGCGTGATTCTCTCCTTGGATTCGGATGGGTTCACAGTAGGACTTACCCTAAACACCAACAATGTCATATATCACTGGGCGGCGTTTGGTGGTGAGATTGACGAGATTGACACCTTCGTTTATACGGGCAACGCTGTCGATGGTTTCTTCCACGATGTAGGGTTTACTCCCGACTGGGTGCATGTCTGGGGCACATCCGGCTCTAGTATTTGGAAGACCAGCGACCTTGCCGGAGACGCTGCTCTTCTGCCGGACTCAGCAGCTTTGACAGACCGCTTACAGTCTTTGGAAGCTGGCGGCTTCACAGTTGGGGTAAATGGAGACACCAACGGCAGTGGCCCGACCTACTACGGAGTCGCCCTCAAAGACCGCGCCAACGTCCTCAAGACACACACTTACGACGGCACAGGTGGCGACGACAGGACTCTAACGGGCGCAGGCTTCCAACCCAACTTCGCCTTCGTCAAGGGCAACAACAACTTTAGCGCGCACTTCCGGTTCAAGGATCAAGTAGGTGACCTAAGTTATCCCTGGACTGACACGGCCTTCAACAACCGCATTCAGGCATTCACGTCTGACGGGATGCAGCTCGGCACGGACGCGGCGGTCAACGAGAACACGGTCGCCTTCTATGTGCTGTGGGCGAAAGCGCCTGCCGGCACCACGCACCTCGCGGAGGCATCCCTCGCCGCTTCCGGGGCTATAGCCGCGGCTGCCGTGGCGCAGTATGCGGCTGCGGCCGCTCTGGCCGTGTCAGGGGCCGTAGCGCCTCTAGGACGCCTCACGCTCAGTGGGGTCGTGGCTCTCGAGGGTAGCGGGCTTCTTGCCGGCGACGCGGCGCTCGTGCGCGCAGGCGAGGCCGCCCTCGCCGTATCAGCCGCGCTGAGCCCAGACGCGCGCATGACCTACGCCGCCGCCCTGGCCCTGGCCGCCGCCGGGGTGCTCTCTCCCGACGCGGTAGCGCAGTACGCCGCAGCCGCGGGACTCAGCGCACAGGCCCTCGTGGATCCAAGTGGCCGCCTGACTCTGGGCGGGGCCGCTGTGCTGGACGGCTCCGGTTCTCTGGCGGCCGCTGCGAGCATTGCGCGGCTGGCGGAGGCCCTTCTCGCGGCCAGCGCAACCCTTTCGCCGGACGGCCGCATGACCTATGCAGGCGCGAGCGCGCTCAACGCCGCCGGCGTGCTATCGCCGGAGGCCAGAATGCAGTACGCCGCAGCAGCTCTGCTAGATGCTCTGGCGACGGTAGGGGCGGCAGGACGCCTCACGCTCGGGGGAGAAAGCCAGCTCGCAGGTTCCGGAAACCTTGCGGCCCAGGCCGTGATCGCATTGCTCGCGGGGGCGGCGCTGACAGGCTCCGGGGCACTGTCCGGCGCCCCGAAGCTGACGCTGGCGGGAGTCTCGCAGCTCGCGGCGTCCGGTGCCCTGGATATAGCCGCCAGCGTGGCGTACGCGGTCGCCAGCGCCCTGGCCGCGACCGCTGGCCTCACGCCAGCGGGCGGGCTCATCCTAGGCGGCGCTGCCGCCCTTGACGGCTCGGGGCTGCTCTCGGCCACACCAACTCTAATCCTGGCCGGCGCTTCCCTCCTCGAGGCCCTCGCGAGCCTGACGGCGGAGGGGATCATCGTCGGCGGTGGTCTCGTGCTGGCTGAGGCAGTGCTTGCCGCCGCCGCAGCCTTGAATGCGGCCGGGGCGCTGACGCTGGGCGGGCAGGCTGCCTTCTCAGCTGCGGCCATGCTCGCGGCTGAGGCGACCGCCTTCCGCCTGGCGGAGGCCCTGCTCGCTGGCTCAGCCGCGGTCGCCGCCGCCGCCCGCATGACTCTCTCGGCAACCGCCGGTGTATTGGAGTTTCCTACTACACCCGTCCTTGACAATTTCAATGGCGCAGACTTGAACCCTATCAACAACACCGGGATTTGGGGCGACCATCTTCCTGGCGACAACAACATACGCCGCATCGTAAACCAGTGTGGTTCAAGCTCGGGCTTCGGCTCCGGTCTTACGAACGCTTCTTATGACCGTCCCGTCGAGGTTTACCTGACGATCTCCGACCTGGCCGACTCTCAAATAAACCTGTATTGGCTGACCGATTCGGATGCCCTGACAGGCTACTTCTTGAATGTTGTTGGAGGCTTTCTACAGCTCTACAAGCTAGTGAATGGCTTTTCACAAGCATTAGGTTCGGCAATTGCGCAGGCCATTAGCGCGGGGGATAGCCTTGGAATTGCTCATGATTCCAGCGGCACCATCCATATCTTCTACAAGGTAGGTGCGGGCGCTTGGGCGGAGATAGGGACCCGGAGCGATAGTACCTACAGTTCCGGCATCCTCGGAGTATCAGTCGCCAGCACCTCTGTGCGGGTCGACGACTTCGGCGGAGGGGTTGGCGTCCCTGTTTCTCTCAGGGGGACTGCGTCTCTGGTCGCCGTTGCCAGGCTCCAACTAGCAGCCGCAGCCTCACTGGCCGCAGCTGCAGGCCTCAGTGCTACTCCCGGCGTCACGCACAGCGGCGCGATCCTTCTGCCCTCGTCAGCGTCCCTGCAGGCCCTCGGTGGCCTGTTCACACTCGGCGAGGCATCCCTGAGCTCAGCGGGTTCTTTGTCCGCCACGGGAAGTCTCCTGGTCACGGTGGCGGCCCTCCTCGAGGCCTCAGCGGCACTGGCCGCTGCCGGCAGGATGACCTACTCGGGGGCCGCGGCCCTCATGGCTTCCGCCGCCCTGGCCGCGACGGGCGGCGGGCTCCTCAGCGCCTCGATCTCGCTAGTCGGTAGTGCGATCATCGTCGCCGCCGGCAACCTCCCCCGGCGGCTGGCGGACGCCATCGCCCGGCTCACGGGCCAGCTCCCGCCGGGCACGGCGCTTGTCGCCAAGCTGCCCGGCGGTGGTATCGCTGTCGCCTTCCAGCTGCCCGGCGCGAGTGGGCGTGCCGCAGGCCCTCCGGGCGCCGGCCTCGCGCGCGACAGTACGCCATTGGCGGACGGCGCGGGAAGGGTAAGGATCGACGAATGACCGCTACCGTCTACGTCACGGTCGAAGATGTTGCCGCGCAGCTCGCCGCGCTCTACACCCGCATCGAGCTTCACAGCGCGGCCAGTGTCGGCGGCGCGTACAGCCTGGTCGCCAACACGGACCTGGTCGCCGGCGACTACACCTACTCGCTAGAGGACGCGGCCGGCGACCTCAACACCTTCTACAAGTACCGCTTCACGGCGGCCGGCGGCGGCGCGCCCCTGAGCGCCTTCTCCAATCCTTTTCAGCCCGAAGGCGTCACCCGCAAGAAGATTCGCCAATACGCGATCACGAACTACCGCCAGGGCGTGGTGCTCGCGGCGGCGGGCTCGGGCAGCTCAACCTCGGTGCCGCTGACGGACTATCGCTTCAAGTCCAGCATCTACCGCACCAACCGCGGCAAGGGCTCCTGGCTGCACCCGACCACGGGCAGCCGCGCCCTCGAGACGCGGATCATCTCGGCGACGGACCCGGCGAACGGCACGTTCACGGTGAGCCCGGCCCTGTCGGGCGCCCTCGCCGCTGCCGACGAGTTCGAGTGGCATTGGCTCGCGGACCCGGACGAGTGGAACGGCGCCATCAACCGCGCGGCCGACCGCTACTACCAGCTCGAGCGCGTGCCCATCGTCTGTGTCGCCGGCCAGGAAGAGTTCGACCTCACCGAGATCGCGCCCTGGCTGCGCTCTAAAGAGGACATTTTCGGGCTCTGGCACTACCCGCTGTCCGACGACGCCACGCCCGACGCCGACGACGAGCCGTTTCAGGGCAACGGGCGCTGGTGGCGGCCGCGCCAGGACGGGGCGACGGTCACTCTCGTGATCTCGCCGGCCCAGGCCACCGGCAAGCACCTCTACCTCGAGGCAGCCCGACCGATGCCCAAGCTCCACACCGACGCCTCGGTGGGGCCAGCCCCGGCGGCGGTCGACCTCTGGGCGGCGCTGGCCTACGACGAGATGATGGACCTGCTCTCGCGGCCGGGCACGGGCGCATCGAAGGACCGGAGCGCCTGGGAGCGCGAGCGGGCCCGGCATCGGGCCGACACGCTGGTGCCCCTCCTGCGGCGCGAACGCCTGAAGCCGCGCGGCCAGCCGCCGCAGCTCCCGACGCCGGCGAATGCCCCGCGGGCATGGAGCGCCCGGTAGCCGATGCCACAACCCACGATCACGAACGTCGGCTCCTGCCAGATCGACTCGAAGAGCTACCGGCTCGTGCGCTCGGGCAACCACCAGGCATACGTACAGGGCTTCGAAGACGAGCCGCCGTGGCAGGGCGGCGCGCCACCGCTCGTCTCGGAAGAGCAGTTCACCTGGCACCTGGGCGGCCTGAAGTCGAGGCCGGGCATCCCCGGCACGAGCGAGTACGGCAAGAACTCCGACGGCCGCTTCCCGTTCCGCCTGTTGCCTTCGGCGAAGATTAATAGCCTGACGCTCACCAGTTCGGCGAGCAACCCGTCGTCGATCTTCGAGGCGATGGGTTACGTGTTCGTCGTCGCCGGCCAGCGAGTCTACCGCATCGACCCCGCGACCGACACCGTCGTGCTGAGCAAGGACTTCGGCAGCGATATCGGCGTCATGGGCCTGCGGTGGGAAGAGGACTATGCGCTCGTCACCACCAGCGCGACCACTCAAAGCCTCTGGAAGCTCGTCACCGGCGGGATCGTCGGCGGCGGCCCGGACACATGGACGCAGACCGCCGCCGTCGCCGCCTACCGCCTCGCGGTCGGCATCAACCGCCTGTTCAAGATCACCAAGGCCGGCGAGCTGCGCAACGTCTCGACCGGCCTCGACCCCATGACCGACGCGAATTGGGCCGACAACGTGCAGGTGGGCGAGACTTCGACCCTGCCAACCGGGCTCCTGGCGTACGAACGGACGGCGTTCGTCGGCAAGCCCGAGGGCCTCTTCGGCGTCGGCGACGACGGCTTCGGCCTGCCGCTGATCAAGCGCATGGCGCGCGACACGGACAATTGCCTGGGCATGGCGTTATTCGACCCCTGGGTGCTCGTGCCCCACGTGCGCGGGCTCTATCGCTACGTGCCCGGCCTGGCCGAAGCCTGCGGGCTCGAGAAAGAGAAGCTCAACGAGTCGCCCGTGCGCGGCCGCTGGAAGGGCTTTGCCGTCGACGGTGAGTGGATTTACGGCCTCCTCGCCGTGGGCGCCGACACCTACGTCATGGCCGGGCGGGAGCGCGACGAGGAGGGCCTCGGCTTCGGCCCGATCGTCTGGGACACCTGGCTCTACTTCGCGGCCGCGAGCAAGGCGATCTGGCTGTCGGCCCTCACCTCGACGCCGCGGCTATGGTTCGGCAACGGGAACAACATCAGCTACGCGAAGCTCTCGACCGGCGCCGGCGCGCCCGACGTGGACGGCCCCGAGTACGAGTTCGCGCTTTCGGGCCAGCGCTTCAGCTACAAGTACCGCTTCGAGGATTGGGGCTCGAAGGACTTTCCGAAGATCGACGTCGTCGGCAAGAACCTGACAGCGGCCCGATATTGGGACGTGCTCTACAGCATCGACGGCGGCGCTTTCTCCAACCTCGACGTAGCCGGCGCCGGCATGCGGATCAGCGCCGACGGCCGGCAGACCTTCTTCCTGCCGACTACCGCCGTGGGCCGGGAAGTACAGTTCCGTTTCGACTACACCGGCAACGTCGCGAGCGAAGCCGGCGAGCTCAACTTCTGGCAGCCCTTCGCGGTCCCGCAAGCGCGCCGCACCCCCGTGATCGTGATTCACTTGCTGCTCGAGGAAGGCCTGCGCCACGACGAGGAGATCGAGCAGCGGTCGGC